GTTCTGGTGAGAGCCATAGAGGAAATCAGCTTTAGTCCCGCGTTCACCGACAACAACGCGAGGATATTCTCCATCCTGTCGCAGTACGAAGTGGCGCTTGCCGCCACCATTGATGATCTGGCACTTCAGTTGTGGGCGCAAAGTGAGTGATTCCGGTCCCAAGCTTCTGGGCTGGCGTTCCCCGCGGGGCTCTGGAGATGGACTGGGAATACCGGAAAAACAAAAAAGGGGCCGTCCACGGCACAAACCCACGGATGAGACGCGGAAGATGGTGATGACCGCCGTGGGGATGGGGCTTGAGCAAAAGATGATTGCCAAGCTACTGGACATTGCGCGCGAGACCCTGCGGAAGTTCTACCGGGCGGAACTCGATACGGGCGTGGCACGGGCCAATCTGACTGTGGCACGTAGCCTGTACGGCAGGGCGAGTGGCGGAAAAGACACGATTGCCTCGATCTTCTGGCTCAAGGCCCGCGCCGGGTGGCAGGACACTACAAAAACCGTGCATGAGGGGATGCCGGAGAATATCACCGTCAGCTTTGCGCTGCGGCCTCCGAAGGAGGGTCCGGTGATCGACGTAACCCCCGTGACCACCACCCCCGACCGGCAGATCACCCACGAGAACGATCCCGACTGATGGAACTCGTTACCACGCTTCTGGGTGGTTCGTTGCTGGGGTTCTTTACGACACTTCTGGGGCAGTTCGCCAAGGCCAAGGCACGGCAGCAGGAGATGATGTTGCAGGCCATGAACGCCAAAGCGGAGATTGTCCAGAAAGCCCGCGCTCACGGCAAGAGAGACAAGAGCTTCGCGTGGACCCGGCGCGCAATCGCGCTGGTTTGCGTGGGAACGATTGTAGTGGTGCCCTTCGCGGCCCCGTTCGTCGGGGTGCCCGTGCTGGTTTCGGAGGTGCAGGAATCCGGGTTCTCCATCCCCTTCATTTGGCAGGCGACAACTTCGGTCGTGTGGACCGAGGTTGAGGGAATCCCCCTCGCGCCCATGTATCTTCACACGCTGGCGGCTATCGTCAGCTTCTACTTCGGATCGTCGGCAGCACGGTGAAAATCGAGATTCCCTACACGCCGCGTCCGCAGCAGTACGAACTCCATGCGGACAAGTCCCGGTTCAAGATTTGCGTCAGCCACCGCCGTTGGGGCAAGAGCGTCTATGCCGTAACCGAACTTCTGCGTCATGCGTTAGAGATCAAGACCGAGCGCGGGGACGGCAGATTCATGTACCTCGCTCCCTATTACCGGCAGGCCAAACAAGTGGCCTGGGATTATCTCTGCTACTACACCCGCGACATTCCCGGCACCAGGATCAACCAGTCGGAACTCCGCGTCGATCTGGTCAACGGAAGCCGCATCCGTCTGGCCGGAGCCGGGGACGACCCGGACGCCCTGCGGGGAATTTACCTGGACGGCGTGGTTCTGGACGAATACGCGGACATGAGCCCGCGTGTGTGGAGCGAGATCGTGAGGCCGTCCCTGGTAGACCGGCGCGGTTGGGCCATTTTCATCGGGACGCCGAAAGGAAAAAACCACTTTTGGCGTCTTTACGAGGATGTGAGAGAAGACCCCGAATGGTGCCGGAGAATCTACCGGGCTTCCGAAACCGGGGTTCTGGACCCGAAAGAACTGGAAGCGGCCCGCCGGGAGATGGGTGACGATGAGTTTATGCAGGAGTTTGAGTGTTCTTGGACCGCAGCAATTAAGGGGAGTTACTATGGTGGACTGGTGGACGACGCTGAGAAAGAAGGCCGGATCGCTCGTGTCGAAGTGGACACGGCACTTCCTGTCCATGTTTCGTGGGACTTGGGAATCAGCGATTCGTGCAGTCTCTGGTTCTTTCAAGTCACGATGGGGGAAGTCCGTATCGTCGATTTCTACGAACATTCGGGGGTGGGTCTCGAACATTACGTCAAAGTGATGGAGGCCAAGGGATACTGGTACGGAGACGACTGGCTTCCCCACGACGCCAAGGTGCGCGAACTGGGAACGGGCCGCACAAGGGCGGAAACCCTCGTCAATATGGGCCGACGCCCCCGGATCGTGACCAACCACAAGGTCGAGGACGGCATCAACGCGGCGCGGTTACTGCTGCATCATTGCTGGTTTGACGAACTGAACTGTGAGCAGGGCATAAATTCCCTCCGCAGCTACCAGCGGGAATGGGACGACGTGAAGCGCGTATTCCGCAAAACGCCCCTGCATAACTGGGCCTCTCATGCGGCGGATTCCTTCCGGTATCTGGCGATGGCTTACCGCAATCTGAAGCCGAAAGCGAAAGCCCCCGATTTTCAGGAGGAACTTGTCAAGATGCCTTCCCTTGACGAGATGTGGGATATACATGATAACACCAGGTCAAATGATCTGGGGCCTCGTATCTGATGGCAGAACTGTACGATACGCTCGAAGTCGAAGATGAAGTTTTCGACATTGACGGCCAGGACGTTCCCATGATGGCCGAAATTCTCTCGTCGCCGGAGACGGTGGTTATCACGACCGAAACCACCGAGGAGCCCCAGGACTACACGGGGCCGAAAATTACCAAACGCTCCCGCAAGGAGATTCCGGTGGAGGAGATGATGGCGCAGTTGATGCCGGGGCCTGCCCCTACGCAGCTTCCGATAGCTCCTTTGCCCATGCAGCCTATGGGAAGCCCGCAACTCGGAGCCCCGCCGGGGATGCAACCTGGGATGCCGCCGGGGATGCCGCAGCGGATGCCGCCACGGATGCCTCCGGGGATGCCAATGCCGATGCCGGGACCGGGCGCGTTTGGATGAGTTCTGGAAAACAAAAACCCTGGAGGAGATGTCCCCGGAGGAATGGGAGTCTCTTTGTGACGGATGTGCCAAGTGTTGTTTGGTAAAAGCCAGAAGCCCCACGACCGGCGAGGTGTGTTACAGCAACATTGCCTGCCACCTTCTTGACCACGAGACTTGCCGATGTACGAACTACCCACAAAGGTCCGATCTGGTTTCCAACTGCGTAACCCTGACGCCTGCGGAAGTGAGAGCCGCAGACTGGTTGCCGGAGACCTGTGCGTATGTTCTTGTTGCGAAGGGACGCGATCTTGAGTGGTGGCATCACCTGAAATCCGGCGATAGAAATACGGTTCACCTTGCCGGAGAGTCCGTGCGTGAGCGCATAAAAGAACCGTTGGCGGAAGAACATGGCTAACGACACACGCGACGACCAGGAAAATCTTTACGGAAGTGCGCTGTACTGGCAGCAGCAGCTTGACCAGGCCAGCCAGTACGAACGCGACTGGCGCGAGCGCGGTGGAAGCATTATCGATCGCTACCGCGACGAGCGGCAGGGAGTTACGATCTCCGGTTCGCTGACGCGCCGCTTCAATATCCTGTGGTCTAACACCGAAACCCTGAAAAGCGCGTTGTTCGCCCGCATGGCGAAGCCTGACGTTCGCCGCCGTTTCCACGATCCCAATCCTGCGGGGCGGCAAGTGGCGATTCTTCTGGAACGGGCGCTGCAATACGAACTCGATACCAATCGGGCGGACATTCCGATTGGGGCCGCTCTGGAAGACTATTTGCTGCCGGGACGCGGAGTGGTCTGGGTGGTGTATGAGCCGGTGCTGGTAACGGAGAAGGTTACCGTCACGGTGGAAGACGCGGACGGGGAGGAAATCGCGCAGCAGTCGGAGGAGGAAGTCGAGCGCCTGGGCGACCAGCGTTGCCGCTTCGAGTATGTCCACTGGGAAGATTACCGGGAGAGTCCCTCCCGCCGCTCGGAAGACGCGATCTGGCGGGCGCGGCGTCACCTCTTTACCCGTGACGACCTGATCTCCAGGGGCTTCGAGAACGCGGAGGACATTCCGCTCAACTGGATGCCGGAGACCAACCAGTACAACGAAAACGAATTATATAACCGGGCCGAGGTCTGGGAAATCTGGGACAAGGTAAAGCGCAAGCGACTCTATATCGCCACGGGCTACCGGGATGTTCTTGCCGAGGATGATGATCCGTACAATCTGGAGGGCTTCTACCCGTGTCCGGCACCGCTGATTGCCGTCAGCACTACGGACACTTCCATCCCGGTTCCCGAATACACGCTCTACCAGGATCAGGCGGAAGAACTGGATCGTCTGACGACCCGGATTACGTTCCTGATCGAAGGGCTGAAGCGGCGCGGAGTGTACGACGCAAGCGTTCCCGAACTGGCTCATCTGGCAAATGCCGGAGACAACGAGTTCGTCCCTTCGGAGAACTTTGCGTCTCTCGCCCAGCGCGGGGGTCTTGAGGGGTCGTTCCAGACGGAGCCCATCGGGGAGATCGCCTCCGTCGTGAACGGTCTGTACCAGCAGCGCAACGCGGTCTTGCAGATCATCTACGAAGTCACCGGAATCAGCGACATTCTGCGCGGGAGTACCCGCGCTTCGGAGACGGCTACGGCCCAGCAACTCAAGGCGCGGTTTGGCTCTATGCGCCTGCGCCGACGCCAGGACGATATTCAGCGGTATATCCGCGACCTGTTCCGCATCAAGGCGGAACTGATCTCCGAGAACTACGAGCCCGACATTCTGCAACGGATGACCAACCTCGAAGTTACCGACGAGATGATGGAGATCATGCGGAGCGACAAGCTACGCAGCTACGTCATCGACGTTCAGACGGACAGCACGGTGTTCGAGGACGAGGCGGAAGAAAAAAAGACCCGGATGGAGTTCGCCAACGTCATCGGGGCCTATCTGGTGAAGGCCGTCGAGGTCACGCAGGCGGCCCCGGAACTGACGCCGCTGGCCTTCGATATTGTCAAGTTCGTGGCCGGGGGGTGGAAGATCGGGCGGACTTTCGAGGACACGATTGACCAGACTGAAGCCGCCATTATGGGCCAGTTGCAGGCTTCGCGGCAGCAGCCGCAAGTCAACCCGGAGCAGCAGATGCAGCAGGAGAAGCTGGCCGCGCAGATGCAGATGGAGCAGTTGCGCCAGCAGGGCAAACTCGCGGACATCTCCAGCCGGGAACGGGCCGAGTCCGTGAAGGTTCAGGAGGAAGGCCGCGCTTCTTCCGAGCGCGTCAGGTCCAAGGAAGACCTTGCCATGCTGGAAGCCGAATTGAAGATGGCGGAAGGGCAGCGCCGATGAGCAGCGCCTACACCAGCAACTACGATAAGATCGTCTGGAAGCAGAGGCCGGAAGTTAACCGGAGCCGCCGCACCGTTCCTGTGCAGCGAGTACATCTCTTGTCCGACATCCAGGCGTTCGTGAGTCCCATAGACCAACAGGTGATTTCGAGCCGGAGTCAGTTGCGCGACCACGAGCGTCAGCATAATGTCCGGCAAATCGGGAATGACTGGGCGGGGAGTGAACGCCCGAAGAACTGGGAAGTTATAAATGGCACAAACTGAGGTCAGCACCCCGGAGACGGGGCCAGCACCAGAGCCGGAAAATTCATCAACTATTCTTGATGGCATACTGGAGACGGCCATCAATGCAGGAGAATCGCGGGACAGCGGGGCGCGATCCACTCCGAAGCAAACTCCTCCCGTTGGTGCTAATGAAGCGGAAGAAGTCGAAGTCCATGCGGACCCATCTGACGATACCGCCGAGGGCGATGTCACTGAAGCAGAACTCGGTCATGAAGGCGAACCGGAAGCCGTAGATGACTCAGAGCCAAAGCATATCAGTGCGCCAAAGACATGGCCCACCGAACATCGTGAAGCGTTCGACGAACTCCCTGAACAGTTGAAGATACATACGCTGAAACGGGAAAAGGAGCGCGAAGCGGCGTTCACACGCAAGACAACGGAACTAGCCGAGCAGCGTAAGGAAGCGAAAGGTGTTCTCGATGTCGTAAAGCCCTACGAGGCCCAGATGCGGGCCAACGGGATTCAGCCAGCAGAGTATCTTGCCAGGCTGATGACCTACGACAATGCTTTACGTCAAAATCCGAAGCAAACACTTGAGTACCTCGCCCAGCATTACGGTGTGGCTCTGGAGTCTGGCGATACCGGCGTGGAACAGCAGCCTGTTTATCAGGAACCTGCCGATCCACAGTATCAACAACTGCAACAGCAGCTAAATCAGACGCAAGAACATCTGCGGTCGATGGAGCAGGCGCAACAGCAGGAGCGTTACGGTCAGCTTGTGGGAACGGTGGAGACTTTCGCCAAGGAAAAAGACTCGGCGGGGAATCTGAAGTATCCGCACTTTGACAAGTTACGCGAACGCATGGGACGCCTCGTAAATTCTGGCGAGACCACGGACCTAGACAAAGCCTATAACATGGCTCTGCGGCTGGACGATGGCTTGTATAAACAGGTTATTGAGTCCGAACGCAGCGCCGTGTCGCGCAAGGAAGACGACCGCCGCAAGGCGGCCGTTGAAAAAGCAAAGCGGGCCAAGCCCGCTTCGTCCGGCGCTCCCCCCAGGGGGTCGGTGAAGCAGTCCGATCTTGATGGTATTCTGCGTGATTCGATCCAGGGTGTAGGCATTTGATGGACTGAGGTTGCCCCTTTGATGGGAGCCGAAAATGGCTACGAGTCCGAATAGTACCTATACGGAAATCGTTACCACTACGCTCGCTGGATACTCGAAGACCCTTGCCGACAATATCACCAACAACAATGCGTTGTTGCGTCATATTGACCGGGACGGTGGGAAGCAGCCCGCTACGGGCCGTACCATTGTTCAGGAATTGGAGTATGCCGAAAACTCCACTGTGAAGTGGTATTCCGGTTACGAGGTTCTTGATACCTCCACGAGCAACGTGTTCACCGCCGCCGAGTTCAACTACAAGCAGCTTGCTGGAAATGTAGTGATCTCCGGCCTTGAGCAAGTCGAGAACAGCGGCCCGGAGCAGATTTTCAATCTGCTCAAGAGCCGTATCCGAAACCTTGAGAAGTCTCTCAAGAATACAATGGCAACCGCACTGTATGCGGATGGTACGGGCACCGACTCGAAAGAACTCGGTGGCCTCCAGTTGATTGTCCCCGGCACCGTGGGTAACACGGTCGGTGGCATCAATTCCGGTACCTACACGTTCTGGAAGAACCAGGTGTATGACTTCTCTACGGAGACCGTCACGGCATCTGCCACGACAATCCAGACAGCCATGAACACTCTTTGGCTGAACTGTATCCGAGGCGCTGATCGCCCGAAGGTGATCGTTGGTGGAACAACTTACTTCCAATTCTACTGGGCTTCGCTCCAGAGTAATCAGAGGTTTGTCTCCGACGACTCCGCATCGGCTGGATTTATGAACCTGATGTTCATGGATGCTCCGGTGTATTATGACGATCAATGCACCGCCACCAGGATGTATTTCCTCAATACCGACTACCTGTTCCTGCGCTATGCGGAAGGACGGGAGTTTGTTCCTCTTGGTGAGAAAGCATCTGTCAACCAGGACGCAATGGTGATGCCGGTTGCATGGGCAGGTAACATGACCTGTTCAAACCGGGCTCGCCAGGGCGTCATTCAAGCCTAGTAGGAGGAGCATATGCCGTATACGACACAATCAGCAGTCGGCATTGACTTCGACGGCGGAACGGAATCAACCCCGTCCCAGGCGATTGGAACCAGGATGGTGGCGAACGACGCTTCCGAATGGCTCTACATTACGGCGGGCAGCGCAGTTGCCCAATATGATGTGGTTGCCATCACCGAAGCGTATTCGGGCGTCCCCATCACCAAAGCTCTCGTCGATTCAGGTGAACTTGTGGCTATAGCCCCCGAAGCGATCTCATCGGGGGAATACGGATGGGTTCAACTGAATGGTGTCTGCACATTGAATGTGCTGGCGAGTTGTGCAGCGGATGTAATCCTTTATTCCAGTGCTACCGCCGGTAGCCTGGATGACGCATCGACTTCGCAAACGCGGGTCGATGGCATCAAGCTGACGACTGCACGGGGCGGAACAGCGGGAAGTGCCGCTGGTCTGGCCTCGTGGCCGAAATCATTTGTGATCTAGCAAGGGAGCCGGGGGGCTTCGGCCCCCCGGTAACTGCCAATGGCAAAGAGCAACGACCTGAGAATCAGTTTTATATCCGGTGAGGACGGAGCCCCCGACCTCGTGGAGATACGGCGTGTGGGGAACCCGGATAATGTTTTGTACAAGATTACGGAGAAAATCGAATTTCTGGAGAAGAACTTTCCCGATGAGTTTGCCGCATACAAAAGGAAGCAGGAGAGTCCTGGGAAGACCGTGCGGATGCCCAAGCCCAAAGGAACGCCTCTTACAAAGATCGAGGGAATCACGAATCGTCGTGCGGAGACCCTCAAGCGGCAGGACGTACAGACGGTGGAGCAGCTTGCCGCGCTATCCGACGCTTCATGCAACGGGATCGGTTCCGGTGTTCTCGATCTGAGAAAGCAGGCGCGAGCCTATTTGATGGAGATAGCTGGTCAGTTTCCTAAACAGGTGGTGGGATGACCCTTCTTACGATTTGCCAGGACGCCTCCAAGATCATCGGGATAACCGCGCCGGACGCGGTTACGTCCTCTACGGACACCTCGGTGATTCAACTTCTGTCCGTGGCGAACCAGGAAGGCAGGGCACTCGTCCAGCAGTATCCGTGGAACGTGATTACCAAGGAAGGATCGTTCACCACAGCCGCTACGGAGAGCCAGGGAGCGATGACGACCATCGCCAGCGACTTCGGAAGGTTCTCTAACGATACGATGTGGAACCGCACGACGGATCGCAAGTATTACGGCCCGATTACGGACTCGGAGTGGCAGCGGCTAAAGGCCACCGTAAGCGCGGGCGTGACTAACTACTTCCGTATCCGTGGGGGTCTGCTCATTATGCACCCGACCCCTGCGGCTTCGGAATCCGTGTTCTTTGAGTACATCTCGAAGAACTGGGTGGACACTTCAGGAGGGACCACCGCCAACGCGGACAAGTTTACCGGGGATACCCAAACCACCGTGCTGGTGGAGGAACTTGTCGTACTAGGTGTGGTTTGGCGGTTCCTGAAGCTGAAGGGTCTCCCCTACGACCAGCAATACCTTGAATACCAGACGCGCCTCGCGGATTACTCCATGCACGATGGCGCGAAACCCATACTGCGGATGGGCGGCCCACGCGCCGCAATTCTCGCAGTCAACGAGCCTGAAGGAAATTATGCAGGCGTTTAGAGAAGGAGCGCACGATGCCAGTAGTTGATGGGAAACACTATGCGTACACCCCCGCAGGGGAAGCGGCTGCGGACAAGGCCCGAAACGCAAGGCCGTGGAAGGGTTCCCAGGCCAGTCTCTACGGGAAGAACAGCCGTCAGAAACCTCCGGTCAACACCCACGGGACGTTCAATCCCGCAGGCCCCACGGAGAACATTCATGCGCGGGAGGCGATTGACCGCGAGGATGTTGTCTAGTTTTCCTTGGGCCGGTTCTGGTTGTTGTAAGTCTGTTTACGGGATGGATGTCTATGGCTGATGGTGTGACGCAGAGCCCTCGCATCTTCCATGAAGATGTTGCTATAGAAAAGGTACAAGCCCTTGTAGGTCGGAATACGATTCTGACCCCTGCTCAAAAACGAGTCATATTTCTGGAGGGATATAGTCCTGATCTCTATGAAGACAGTAAGGGCATACCAACAACGGGAGTCGGCCAAACTGGCGCAAATGCTAACAGGTCTTTTTTAGAGGTATTTCAAGAAAAAGAAGATAACGCCAGAAATGCAATCCCTGAGTACGACGCCCTCCCTGCATATCTACAGCAAGAAATAGCGCAAGGGTTTTACCGGGGCGATTTATCAGCTTCACCAGAAACATTAAAACATATTAATAATGGTGACTGGGACGCTGCGGCAAAGGAATTTCTAGCTCACGATGAGTACCGGAATCAGGCAACCCCTTCTCATATTAAACGTAGGATGGAGGCAATTTCAGATGCCTTTGCCCGGTACTCTAACGAGATTGGGGCCGAGAAAACAACGGAAGCCACACACGGGCTGGCTACTGACTTGATGGCGAAGCAGACTCAAGTGGCAGCCCGCAATGGGCTTTCTCCAGATGC